AAACTACAACAGCAAATGTAAGATAAGCCTTTATAGTTTTTGGTACAAGTTTATTGTGCCAATTGTTATACAACCATGAGGCGGCTACAAGTTTACCAACTTCTAACGCACTACCCATAGCAATAATAGGTACAACTGCACCTGCAAATAAAGTAGCCAATCCCATAATAGAATAACCAGCGGCTATTACAGATATAGAAATGGCACTTATAAATGTTATGATTATTGTAAGCATATAAGTCCTAGTTTAATTGTGGTATATCGTATTCAGTTCTTAATTTTTTGATAATACTTTTTAACTTTGGAAAGTATTTTTTATCAGCTGCATAAGCACCAAGTGTTTCAACATATAATAATGAATCTTCTATACCATTATCTCTTAATTCTCTGTACTTTTCGTAAGCACTACCATTATTTAGTATATCTATATAATGCTGTACGCTATCACATTCGTGCATATAGACTCTAACACCCCATTTTTTAGGATTGTTACTAGGTAACATATGTGGTTCTCTTAAATCATATGTACGAATACCAAACAGATTTTTACCCTCTAGTGAAAATCTACTATTACCCCAACCACTTTCTAAAGCGGCCTGAGCCAATAATACCTCATAAATTACAGGTGTAACATCTGTTGTTGTATTGTAAATATAGTTTACACAAGCACCAACACTATTAATAAATGTTTGATTGTTTGCTCTTTCAAAATCTGGTAATGTGTAAGTGTTAATTGCTTCTAAAGTTTCAACAACTTCCTCTACTTCTTTTTCAAGTATTGAAGCTTGTTTATCTTCTTTTGCACCCTCAACTACGGTGTATATACCAACACCAAATAAAATGACGGTAACCACCATTAATGTTTGTAGAATAGTTTTGATTTTTTCTCTCATTATGACCTCTTTGTTCTCATAACAATATATTCAAAACCTTGGATAGTTTCAGCTTCAGTAAACTCACTTTCTTTTATCTCAATGGGTTTCATACGCTTTTGAAAAAATGCCAAACCGCCTGCATTAACGATTTTCTGCATTTTACCAAAAAGTTTTTCTGATTGTCGTTGAGTTAAGTTGGCCATAACATCTGTTTGCCAATTACCTGTATAGTAGGTCATTTTTGATTCAAGTTTACTATCTCTAAACTTGATTAATTTATCAGGTACATTTTCAATTTCTGATTTTAGCCACCTGTCAATTTCTTTACTCGCCATAATATAGTTCTCCCGTTAGTTATTATAAATCTGCAATTTTGAATTTCTTAATGACATTCTTGGTAGGAATAACTGTTGTGTTACCGCCATCTGCAAGTTCGCCATTTTCTTCATAATTGTAGTCACTCATCAAAACATGAACCTTTTTATCACATTTTACCAACCAACCAGTTGATACACAGATAGCAGGTTTCATTCTTTGAATTTCTTTTAATGATTTCCAACCAGCGTCTGATTGAATATCCTCCCAATATACCAAATAAAAGTCAAATGTAAATGGTATTTCAGGAACATCATCTTTAAACTTTTTTGATTTTCTTGTAGCCATATATTTTTTACGAACACTCTTTATCAGCAATCTTCGTATCTTTTAATAATGAACATTTATATTTACTATCTGCGTTCATTCTCAATTCAGCAGCTATACCCTCTAAAATGGCAGGTAAGTTTTTTTCTAAAACATCTGTCATTTGTAAAGCAAATGTATAAGCTAACTTTTGCATTTCGTTTTCTAAAACCGACATATCGACACCGTTACCAGAAACTTTTTCCTTGATAACATGAGCAACAACAGCCGTGTTATAATCATCAGCCTTAGCCTGACTTGCAAGGCTGGATAGACCAAACCACAACAAACCATTAATGATTAAAACTGTCAAAGCAAACTTTTTCATATTATATTATCCTCTCTTTGTTATTTATGGTACTATAATACACTAAAATACAGCTAGAGTCAAGCACTTTTTACGCTTTTTTTCACTTTTTTTTCGTTGATTTTACTTGTTTTTTTGAAATATTAGGGGGTGTGACATAACTGACCACCCCCTATAATGTGTTGATTCGCTATTGAGATAGCGCTCCAGATGTACTGCCTCTGGCTTGTACTTCTGGTGTTTTAAAATCATCATTCCAGTTAAATGCTTCTTTAACTACGGCTGTTGATAGGCCTTTATAATGTTTATGTAGTTCTTTATCCTTCATTTGGATTGCTACTTCAGCCTCACTTTTATGTAAAGCTTCTAGTATTTGAACAAACATAGTTTCTTTCCTAGTTTTTGATGTAGCTGCGTCTGCGCCTACTACAAAATGCCAGAATTTTTTAGATTCATTTTCTAATAATGAATGTTCAGTTCCTTCAGGTGCCTCGTTTGCAATAAACGGTGGACTTCCTTCTGGTAAATCCCATTTAATATTAGGGTCAAATGAACCTTTAATAATTCTTCGTAAACCTGGTGTGTCGTATTGTTTCAATACTTCAATCTTTTTAGGTTTATCTTTTGCATTATTAACTTTAGTCAATACTTCGTGCATTAATAATTTACCACTACCGCTAGTAGCAGCCATTGTTTGCATTGCTGATTTCGACATCAAGTTAGGGTTTTGAGTTGCCATATTATTTCTCCATGTTAAAAGTCACCAATGTTTTCCATTAAAGACTTCAATTTATTTTCAATAAAATATGTTAATAACTTACTACGGTCATTAACTTTATAACTTCGATAACTATTTATAATAGCATCCTCGTAGACCTGTGGTATCTGGTTTAGGTCTATTAACTTACTATTTCTAAGCCAATTTGTTCTAATTTCATCTGTATGATTATCTATACATGAATATTCATCAAGTCTTTTCTTTGTCATTGGTTTTTGTTTTTCACCAGTTACAAAGCAATCGTCTGGCGATAGTATGTTTGGTATACCATCTGACCTATCACCTTTCATAATCTGTTCTAATAAAAATTCTTTAGGGTCTATTCTGATACCTTCTTCATCAAAACCTACCATCTTTTTTTGTATAGGTGCATATTGGTCAACACCTTTGTAAAATTGTAATTGTATAAAGTCTTTGTCACCAGATACAATCATTATTGGTTCATGCTGATAATAATACTTGACCAAAGTAGCAATAATATCGTCAGCTTCACACCTCTCGTTGTACATAACAACATAAGGGAAATTTTCTTTAATTTCATTTTTAATATTGGTAATTATATTGAATATATTATCCCAATCAAAGGATGATTCTTCTCTACCTTTCTTTCTACTGTATTTGTAATTAGGAAATATGTCTTTACGCCAAGGATTAGCTGCGTCTGAGCATAACACCATTTTACCATACTTGTTTCTAAACTTAACATTAAATCCACGCAATGAATTCATTACCATATGTCTAATCATTTCTTCATTAGCATTGGTTTTATCTGGTTGGCCTCTGGTTTGTGCCATGAGGTTTGATATTAATACTTGATTGAGGTCAACTAAAATCATTCTGCACTAAACCTTGTAATTACCATTTCCTTTTCTGCAAAGTTTCTATCATAAAACCATTCTCTATAAATCACATCTGTAAATAGTTCTATGACTTCACTATATCTAATTTGGTCATCTAATATCATTTTTTCTAATGATTCATATTCATATGTATCAACTTTACGACTAACTTCAAAATCTTTTGCGTTCTCTAATAACGCTCTTATGTTTCTTAAATGATTACTCATGGTCTTTATCATCCAGTCCTTCATTACTCATCACCATTAATATAATATACATTACAGCTACTGAAGTGATAACACCAAGTATCATCAATAATATGCCGTGTTCTACACCCATTAAAACTTTCTAACAATGTGTTTTCTCAATGCTCTTACTAGTTCTTCAATCTTATCTATAACTGAAATTAAACTAGGGTCTGTTATATAATTATTTTGTTCTTTTAACTTATCGTATTCTTTTAATGATATTGTTACCATAGATTGCTCATTCTCAAAACTTTTATCATTATCTCTATCATCTACACTTGTCATAAAAACCTTTTGGTTTACCAATTGATGAAACGGAGGACCTGGGGCCCTCCGTCTCCTGATTTAAGTTACGCTGAGTAACCTTGAGCACCAAATAACGCAGCTTGACCAGCAGCGATTACAGCTTTCGAAGGTGTACCAACTCTGTAAGAAACACCAGCTGATGTTCTATTTTCATAAATCATCATGCCTTCGTTTCTTAATTTACCTACCATTGAAGCAGGTGACCTTAGGTCAAATTTTGACCTTAAAGTTTTCCAAGTAACTGAATTACCTGTTGAGAAAAGATTTCTCACTTTTGTTGTTTTAGATGTTTTAGCTCTTGCCATAACATTCTCCTCTTGTTTGTTGTTGAATAAAAATTTAAACATTATTGTTCAAATCCTCTCTTTCTGCCACATTTTACAACCAGGCGAGGCGATTCCTGACGGAATTCTGTTAGTTATCATTGTCATGTGGGTCGAAGTCAGGAGTAAATTCGATACCACCAGAAAGTTCATCTTTAACTTCATCTGATAACGGTTCTTTAGTTCTATCTTTTTTTGGTCTAAAATCTATCTTACCAATATTTGCATAGTCAATTCTAGCTCTTGTGTTGCCTGCGTTGTCATGCACCAACTCAACTGTATTATCAACTACTTTATGTAAGATATGATTTAAACCAAAATCTCTTTTAATAGTAGACCTTAAACAATCTACTAGATAGGAAAAATCTCTTGTAAATGTTTCTGATTGTGTTTTCATAGCCAAATCCACAAAGTTGTGTAATAGTTTCATAGCAATATCATCTACAGCAGATTCAATAAACTTTTGAGTCTGTTCTTTCTCAATTCGTTTTTGAAACTTGGTATCTTTTCTACCTGTGTTTTCTGTGTTCTTAATCCGGTCTGTAGGAAAAAGGATAATATTGTCATCACTCACTATATTTTTTCGCCTTTGAAATTTACTTTACCTTTATCAGCAAAGTATTCTACTAATTGATTATATCCACCAATCAATTCACCATCAATTTTAATCTGTGGCATAGTTCGTACTTGTTTACCAACTGCCTCATATAACTCCTCTGGAGAATTAAAATCTTTACCAAACATCTTTTCTTCATAAGTCAATCCAAGGCCTTTAACCAAGGCCTTTGATTTATCACAATAGATACAATTTGGTTTACTGTATATTACTATTTGTGCCATTTTCTTCTTTCATTAGTTCTTCATACTTTAGATTTGCCTTTTCTTTTAGATTGTAGGCGTCAACAGCTTGTGCAACCGTGAAGTTATACATTTTGTTATATTCACCTAAAGGCAATCTCAAGCCAATCCATACTCTATAGTAACCATTCTTTGTAAGTGTTACATCTTGTTTAAAGATTTCATAACCTCTAACAGGTGTATTCTTAATAGAATTAACTAATACAGATTCAACTTCACTTACTACAGTTTTAGTTTCTGTTTTACCAAGTTCAGTTATGAATTGTTTAGATTGTTTATTCATTTCACCAGCAATAATATCAGCAAGTTCAGCTTTTGCCATCATCTTACCTTTTTCTATTGCTAATTGTAAATCAGGAGATACAGCCGTTGCAACACCAAAGATACACATTTTATCTTTGTCTTTGCCTAACCAAGGCGTATCACACGCTTTTGATTCGGAGTAATCTGCCATGTACCATTTTGGTACAGAGTTCATTACTTTTCCACTCTCCGATTTGATTTTGTATGTATTACTACAAGCTGTCATCAAAAGACCTACAGCACCGATAGCAACCATTTTAGTTATATTGTTCATAATTTACCACTCTCTTTCACATTATATACTAATTGATTCAAAAAGTCAAGCGTGGATTGTACATAACCCAAAGCGTCATCACTTGAAACATCATATAATATGACTAATACGAGAGCTACTATGATTAAGTTTCTTATCATTATTTAACCTCCCATTTGCCATTTTCAGATAAACACACTTCACCAAATGATTTTAAAGCGTGTTCAGGCCGACTATAATATCGGCAGTATTCTGGAGTATTTACGCCTGCATAATAAAATTGAGCAAACATTTCCCAATAACTAGGTCCGTCATACTGTTTTTTACCATCAGCACACTCCAAAATTTCTTCTTTAACTACCTCGTCACCGACTTGTTTGATAGTTACTTTAATAAAACAAAACTGGCCATTCACTTCTTTAGGGTCAATGGGTATAATTCTATGATAATCTTTTGCTACTGCAATACCACTTATCAATAAGAACAAAATAAGAACAAATGTCCATGTCAAATATTTTTTCATATTGTATCTAGGGTCAAACATAGTTTTTTTCTAATTCCATTATTGATTGTTCAGTATTATACACTTCTTCCTCTAAAATGGCAAGCCTCTTTTCGTTGGTCTCAAATTCCATTTGTTCTTTCTTTGTTCTTACTTCTTCTTTTAGAAGTTTAACCTTTTCCTGATAATAAGACATCTTTTTCTATCCATCTCCCATCCGGTAGTTGACACGCTGTACCAAATACCACTTCTCTATTCACACCGCCTATACCGATTAACGGCCATTGATTTGTAATATCAATAGTAGCGTCATAATCTTTACACTTGATAGGTCCTTCAGTATATGACCTAGTCACTTTTATAATACCACTATTACCTGTTTTGCCATTGTACCAATTTGTATAACTTTGACCTGACGGTCCGTTATTTAAATGGTCTACAAAGACAGCATTGTGTACATCATAATCTGAATTGTACATAATTTCTGCACCAGCAAATGTACCAATCACGGCACAAGTAGCTATCGCATATGGATTATCAACACCCATACTCACACAGCCTGCTGTAGTAGTTGTCGCACCTAACACGGCACCTGTTTGACTTCTATTAACGGAGCTGCAATTGGTCAGGAACACCAATGATAGTCCTAATAATAGTACCGATTGGATTGATTTCATATTTACCTTTTTCATTCTTTTTAATTCCCGAACAAGCCGTCATCATGGTTAACACCAGAATAATCAAAATTATCTTTGACATAATCTCCTTTATCGTTAGCCAACAATAGACAATCTGCTTGTATGGTATCAATTAAATTTTGTACTTTCAAATCTCTTTCTTTAGATTTAGGGGTACCATATTTCAGTACCCTTAAATCATCTGCCATCTTTTTAAGGCTATCAACCTTATCGCAAAACTGACTAATTTTGTGATTCATTCTTTTTACTCTTTAACATTGTCCAAGGCCACTTTGTTTTTGCCTCTGACCAAACTTTTGTTTGGTATGCTTTTGTTTTTTCTACTTCACCTGTTAACCAACTACCAACTTTACTTGGTACTTCAGCAACATTTGAAACAAACTCCTGTGGAGTTATAGTTTTCGTTTCTTCACTCTTTGCAACACCAGTAATTAACATAAACGCCAACGCCGCTATCGCAATCATCATTGTTTCTTTCAGCTTCATACTTTCCTTCCTGCTGTTTTAATATCCTCTTTGGCGACTACCATATAAGGACCTTTGTTATAAGCTGGAGCAACTGTAAAGTTCTTACTCGCCTCAATCTTCCAACTATTGTCAGGTTTTGTACCACCTGTACCAATTTTGTTTGACATAGGCACATCTGATAGAGTCTTTTCTCTTTCAAATGGCATTGTTCTTTCTGCAATATTAATGGTATGTCTACCATCACTTGTCAATTTAATTCTACCATTATCATCACAATCAAAACCTAGTTTTTTTAGGTACTTGATATGTTTAGCAAGAGCCTCAAGGTAACTTTTCGTAGGTTTTTTCTTTTTCAACCTACGAATTGCACCACTAGAATTGTTTGTGTAAATAATTGCCATTAAACCATTGCCTCAACTTTTTCTTCTAAAGTTTGTGCGTTCTTATCTTCATCAGAATAAGCCGATACATCAGTAATTTCATTTTCAATCTTATGTTCTTCGTAAGATTTACCAAATACTTTGTAATAGAAGTAATCTCTAGGATTAGTTTGAATATAAGCGTGAAGTAAATTGTCAAAATTAATATCGACATTTTCTAAAGCTTCTGGATTAGTTTTTTTAAGATTAACAAAATCTTTTAACATAGCAACTCTATGTTTGTGTACTTTGTTGTCGTCACCTTTACCAAGTTTGGTATCTTTCGCTTTAGCGTCTGCAAATTCAGCGAAAATCATTTCTTTTGTGTATTCAAATTGTGCCATAATATAATAGTCCTTTGTTAATTTGTTAATATAGTGGAAATCATATCAGAAATCGCCAAAAATGGCAAGCCCCAATAAAAAGCGTGATTTCCAACGCTTTTTGAAAAAAAATAAGCGCCAGGATGCACCAGGATTGGCGAATCGTAGCTACGGAAGGTGTTTGTATAGCCCTTATATTGCGATTTATCCAAAGTTCTCCACTCCGCCGTCCTGCCAATTGTCGTCTGGAACAGCCATATTTTCTTGTTTTTTACTTTCTTCCTCAGCCCATTTATCAAATTCGTCTACCTCTTTCTGATAAACTGCGATTTTGTCTTTAATCGTGTCAACAATGGTATATCGGGGTTGTTGGTCTTCCACCATCAATTGAATTTCTTTTAGGTCATCCATAAATTTTAGTTGTTCAATCATTTTACACTCCGTTTATGTGATTCAAAATTGTTTACAAATACTCTAATCAATCTGGAAACATCAACTGTTTCCTCTTTCAAAGTTTTAGGGTTGGTAAATATAACTCTACAATCATTTACTTTTGCATATGATAAATTTTTATCATCTACCACTCTAGCGTCATCTGTATTCTTTCGCCAATCGTGTGAAGAATATCCTAATACATCTTCACTCATTTTTGATCCTCTGAATTCATTAGTAGTACAATGTAATGAATAGCTTTCAATAGGTCAGCCCTATTTCTACCATTCTTTTTACCAAATCTTGCAAGATATTTAATTGCATTTGCTTGGCAAAAATCTTTATCAATACCACAAGACCTTAACAAGTCTTGCACCTGAACACCCTCTTTTACTTGAGCATAGTGTTGACCATATGTTGATTTAATATAGTCAAGGCATTCTTTTAGGATTTTATCTTCATTATATTTCATATATTATTTCCACCATTCGTTATCTAAATTAATTTGTACATCAACATCTGATTTTTCTTTTTCAGTTAGATTGTCTTCAATCTGGTCAAAATAACACCAGTAAGTGCCTTTAGTAGGACTTTCACCGTTGCAAGTATATGTAATTGCACCAGTATAACCTAAACTTGTATCATATGTTTTTGCATTTAGGGCTGTTTCATTTTCAGCCGCTATATCGTTTTTTTCTGTAGCAATACCAATATTGACGATTTCACCAATTCTACCATGGTTTGCTTTGATTGTATCACCTACATTAATTATCATAGTGTCTCCTTTTTAGTGTTTTTGTTTAAATAAATATTCTTTGTCATAATTAAGACCTAAGTTATAACAAATATAACTTGTATCTTTTTCGTTTTCTAGGCCTTCAGCCTGTAAAATCCATTTGATTGCGTCTTCTTTGGTTTCTGCACCAAGATTTTGTGCCTCTGCAATTCTTTTTAAGAAAGTTTGGTAAGCAGCTTCTTCATATCTTTCTTCTATTTCTCTTTCACGCTTTGCAACTTCACAAAGGTGGTCTAATTCTTTTTCTAAATCTTTGTTTGACATTTCATCAAAGTTATAGTGTCTGCCTTTAACACCATAAGCGTCTTTGTGCATTTCATACACACTAGTAATAAGACTATCTCTTTCATAGTCTTCAACAGTAAAAATACCTTGGTCATTCCAATACTTAATATCTTCAGTAACCATACCAGCCCATGAACCTGGATTTTCATCCATCCATTTTTTAGACTTAGCGTTAATATTTTTAATGTGTTCTAGTAATAATGTCATTGTTATGCCATCTCCAATTCCATGTCGATTACTTCGTCAATGTTGTATTCATCAATATCAAGTAAGTCAACAGCTTCAACATTCATAATCTTTGTTTTAGCAGCTTCTTTGCTGATTGCATTGTTTTTAAGTTCAAGTAAGATAGCGTCAACAGCTTTCTCAGCTTGGTCCCAATAGTAGTTTTTAACTTTAGACATAGTGTTTTTCTCCTTTGTTAGTGTTTAAATTAGTCATTAGTAAATCAATAAGGTTACTATACAGGTATTTTTTGCATTTGGCAACCTTTTTTTCATATCTTTTTTTAAGTATTTCACGCTTTTTTTCTGTGTAATTCTTTATCATATACACATATAATATCATACCTGGAGCCAGAGTCAAGCACTTTTTTCACTTTTTTTCAATAAAAAAGCGTTATTTTTCAACGATTTATAAATTATTTTGTTCTGGTTTTGTTCTAAAACACTATTTCCAAGCGTTTTTGACCCATTCCATGTCAGATTCGTGAGGATTTGGCTGTCCGTGGAACACGGTTACCAACGATTCGCCATTATGTTCAAAGGTCCATTTACCTTTGTGGTATCTCGTTCCGCTTCTATCGTACCATTTGTACGATTGTGTCCAGGCGTCTGGAAACGACCTGGTTTCATCATGTTTTAATATGATGTCTGATATTACATTCTGGTCACCTGCTAATCTAAGCCATCTTGGTCTGTCTTCAATAAATGGTTTCCATAACTTTTTAGTCATTGGTTCATGTTTAAATCTAAACACGCTGGAGTTGAATATTTTGGTTTGTGGATTAAAGTCATTCATACCAACAAAGTCAGCCTCTGGTTCATGGTCAAAGAAACAATCTATATTACCTGTAATTACTACATCTAAATCCATGTATAAAGTATCGCCCATTATACCATTATCAGGATGAAACAATTGCATTTTATTCCACCAACCTTGTAAATCATGTAAAGGAAATTGTCTTACATTTATATGGCCTTCTAAAATTTTGTGAGCTTTTACATTATCTGTAAAACAATAAAAGTTATGTAAATATGTGGTGTTTCTCTGTACCATATTGTACAGTTTTTGAACATACTCTAAAGAATACTTGTTACCATAACAGACACAAGCAAAGTTCTTAAAAGGTCCTTTTAGATTTGTCATATAATCAACCAATTGTATACCGCCCTCATACTCATTATTAAATACATAAATTCCATTAACATTCTTGGCCAGTCTTTATCTTTCCAACCAAAGTACACCCACATGACACAGGCGATAATACTAAAAGACCAACCAACCCATTGTGTCGCAATGTTGGCACTCGATAAAATATAAACACTTATCATAGCAAGTCCAAAACCTAGCCATCTTGCACCTTTTAAATCTTTATAGTATCTTATCTTCATATTGTCTTTTAAGAGTTTCATATGCAACTCCACTTCCTATTTCATTTAAAGTGAATTGGTGTTCAGCGACAAACTTCATCCAATCTCTCATTGTCATTTTACCTGGTTTAAATGGTTTCTCTATCTTACTTATATCTCTACTTGTTACCTGTGAGGCAACATTTCTTTGATGAGTAAATGCTGGTACCATATTTAAAATTGCGTCAATGGCTGACAATGACATATTTGTTACTAAAGCATGAGCGTCTTGTAAATCATCTTTAATATCTGTATTCCACCATTGATTGCCAGGTCGTGGTTTATTTCTTACCACTATTTCTCTGTCTGTATATTCTTTTAGTTGTGCAACAACTTGGTCTATCCACTCTTGTTGTGATATACCATTAATGTGAAAAGTAACTGTTTGTGATGATGGACAAACTAAAATTTTATTTCTACTTTTTGACCACCCTTTAAAGGTATCTACAATACCTTTCTTTTCTAATTCTAATAATCTTTCACCAGCAGGTGCAGCTTTGCCACCACCTGTGTGAATACCACCTCTTACTATTCTAAAGTATGTTTTATCTTTATCATGTATTGCTGGTGTAGGGTATCTTGTAATTTGTTCAGTAAAATAACCTACATCTACATACCACCATTCTTCTTTTTTATTAATACATTCTCTTATTAGTGATGTATTTGCACCACCTAACCCCCAAAAAAAATGTATGTTTCTATCTTCATCTTTCCAACCCTCTTTTACATAAGGCCAGATTTGATGAGATAAACAATCTCCCCATTTCATTTCGTGGCATATAATCATGTTTGTAATCTTGTTGCTGTATGGTAAGCTGTACCATTTTTAAATTCATCACCTGTAAATTGTACTGCAAGTAAACTATCTGTCCATTGTTTAATTAAATCATCATCTGGATAATGTGGACTTTCTATATTTTCATATAGACTTTCTGATACTTCATTAGCAGCTGATACTTCATCACAAAAACTAGGTACACCATTTAATATTGCTTCAATGGCAGCGGTAGATTGATGAGTTACCACAGCATGGCAATTTTGTAATTGTTTTTGTAATGGTATTTTTGTATCTTTTTTTCGAACAATAATATTTCTATCTGTATATTTTTGTAGTTCAGTTAATTGTGTATCAATCCATAATTGTTCATCACCTAAATGATATAATCTGCATATAGCCTTTGTTGGTGGACAAAGTAAGATATGTTCACCATCTTTTGTAAATGGTTTCCAATCTACTTTACCAAACTTTTTAATTCTATCTCTATCTTCTTTTTCTAATTCTATAATATAATTAAGTTGCATTTGTGACCTAATTAATCTATATAATACACCATTAGGTCCTTTACTTTTATAATCTCTTGT